CACCTAGTTAAACTAGGCAGCAAGAGCAAAGTTTTCGTTTGCGTCTATAGTTTTGCTTGATTTACGGTCATCGCCTACCGGTAACTCCACGTTCTCTATTGCATCAGTCGATCCCGATCACCCCCATCATAAGCACATTGAATTGTCTGTGTTAATCTTCAATGTGCTTATGGTGGAGGTGGGGAGAATTGAACTCCCGTCCTGCCTGCCGTCAATTGGCTTCAACGTTACAATTATATTTATAGCATCATTAGGCTGCTACGTCAACCTTTTTTTTGAGAATGGTAGCAGTGCCCGGAGTCGAACCGAGATCGGCGGATTATCTATCGCTTACCCCTTATAAGGAGGCTGTTTTACCATTAAACTACACTGCCATTAATTTTGTGTGAATTCTATTTCAGATATTCCTATAGTGTCCAAAGCGTGTTGACAAACTTTACAAGGCTTAGCAAGTCGAGGGTTGCCTTGTGCATCGTATCGTTCTACTACAATCTTTCTAATTGCTGTCCAATCTTTACATTTACGCAGAGCATCAATTTCTGCGTGTAGGAAAATTGCATCAGGCTTACCTGCTTCCTCTGCAAATTTACTTTGAAGGGGATGCGTTTTCCAATAACTATTTGTTCCAACTGCTAGTTTACGACCTCTCTTGTCGTATAGTGTAGCAGTAAGATTAAACTCGCCGCGGTTCTGCAACTCATATGTTCCTTCTAATTGTGTCTTATAGTACTACGATGTAATTGATTTGGTCAACCTAAAAAATTAGGCTGCTACAGAAATTGGATTTTTTTCTTTAGCAGTAGATTTATTACTGTCTGGTCGTATAGGTTCCAACCAACTATCCGCTATGTATGCTTTAGGAGTATCACCAAACATATTGCTTAGTCCTTCGCCTTTAATCCACCAGTAATGATCTGGTATGGGAACAACACAAGTGACACCTCTGTAATCGAACTTGCCGCCCTTTTCAAACTTACCTATATATTTTTCGACCAAGACGATCTTGCCGATGTTACCCGGATTTAAACTAAAGATAATTTTAGCAAGATCGCCTTGTTCACACTTCATTATTTTAACCACGCAATTTTTTCGCCAGCGTCTTTTCTACGCTGCCATTCTTCAACTGTACCTGGATATCTCCAAGCCCAAATTGCAACCGCTAACATAAATGCTCCTGACCACAGAACTGCTTTTACATTACCAGTCGCGTAGAATGTAAATGCCAATGTTGTTGACATTACAATTACCATTGCGTATTTTCCTTTTGTTGGGAATACTCTTTTATTATTCCAATTTGTTAAAAATTTACCAAACCACGGATGATTGTATAACCACTTTTCCATCTTTGGTGAACTTTTTGCAAATGCCCAGGCTGCAATTACAAGGAATATTGAAAAGGGAATGCCCGGAGTGATAATACCAATATATGCCATACCGACACAAAAGAAGCCGATTGCCATATAAAAGTAACGTTTAATTGGATTCATACTACTATCCTTTAATTATTATAATAGTAGTTATCTAAAACAAAAGGACAGTTATATATTATTTGAGTTTAGCCCAACTTAGTTGTGCTTCGGTCTCGCTATACTTAGGCATTATTAACTCCTTGTCGGGCGGAATATACCTGAGATACGTCCTCGATCTTGTGTCCAGCCACCCTTCCAACTGTTAGTAATAGTTCCTCCACTTGGATTATTATTAGTTGGACTTGCTTTGTCACTTTGGTTTCCGCCTACAAATGAATATACTCCTGGTCTTGGTGAGGTGTATATAAAGTTAACGTGACTGTAATTCCATACTACAATATCGCCTGGCTGCCCTTGATCTAGTGGAACAGGTACTCCACCATATAAACTTGTCTTATCTCTAAAATCATATGCTCTAGCACTTTGCATATATCTGTAACCAGTTCTTTTTAGTACCCAGTTAGCAAAACCTGCACACCAAGGTGTTTGGTCTGTTTTCCAATACGCACTGTCTGGGAATCCTAGTTCTTTCCAAATACCAATAATGTTAGGATTACTTGTAGAAGTTTTGTCTCCTGTTTCGTCCCATTGATTGTTATTTGCTTCTTGTAGTAATTGTCCTAAGAAACCTGGAATACCATCTGCGGCTGCTGTACTTGCAGCGGCACTTGCATCTATTAATCCTTGTTCGTTTGTTCCTAGAGTATCTACTCCAGTTGCATCTGGTGTTTGCTCGTACTGTTGAGGAACTTGGCCATCTTCAACACTTCCGTCTTCTTGTACTCCGCCTGTGTTTCCAACAGGCTCTGGACGCTCGATTGCTCTTTGTATACTGTTGTTAACTGTTGCTGCTACTTCAGGAGATAATATAATAGGCGGAACATAACCTTCGTTCACCCATACATTATCACTTGCTGTGGCAGCGGCATTAGGTACCCAACTACCGTGTCCTCCGGTAGCATCTCCTAATCTATGAACTGGAATATCGTTAGCCCAAACATTTAACGAACCGCCAACTGCAGGATCTCCGCAGGCAGTTACATCGCCTATTCTAACTTGTGCAGTATTATTTGTAAAAACATCAGGCGAACCTGTTGCGTAAGAAGTTTGGTGAAAAGGACTAGGTGTTGGACTTGCGTGTCCTACGTGTACATCCTGGCCGACTCTCACCGCCCCTGGCATTAGGTTACAAGTCCTGTAGTACTTTGAATATATTGTTTAGCCATTGTTTCCATTGTTTTAGAAACAGTGATAACATTTCTTTCGTTAAATTTTAGTTGTGCCTTTTCAGGATCAACTGTCATCATATATGGAGCAAGTCCCATACCCTGTTGAGTATGTGCTAACATAAGAGGTTTAGAAACTGTAATTGTATCAGATGTTTCTTCTACAAGTTTGCCTACAACTTCTTCTCCACTTGACAGTTTAATTGATACGACATCGTTTTCTTTGTATGGTGTTTCGATTAACATATATTATCCTAGTGAGTGACCTGATCCTGTATATCCTGTGTCTTCGATATACTTTTGAAATTCATTATAACCACCGATTGTCTTTCCATTAATTTTGATCTGTGGTACTGTTCTTGCACCTGGGAACATTTCTAGAAGTTCTTCTTTTTCATAGTCTGTTCCAAGTGTTTTATATGTGTACTTGAACTGACGAGTTTCGCATAAATTTTTTGCCATATCGCAGTAAGGACACATTGGTTTTCCGTATATTTCAATCATTGTTTTATCCCGAGTAAACTGTTGAACCTTTTTTATCTACAACTCTAACTAGCATAGCACCTGCATTCTTTTTTGAAAGTGCTGCTGATACTGCTTGAGCCTCAGTTGCATAAGTTCCATATGTGGTCCAACTTTCATATGGTGAATGCCTTTTAAATTGTGCTTTGAACATAGTTCACTCCTATAATGTAAAGCCTTTGAACGTATCTTTCTCGACGTCCTGTTTGACACCGCCTACAATATAAGACTCTACTTCTGTTTCCTGTGGAGCAACTTGCAGTCCACTACTACTTAACCAATGCTCTGTCCAAGGAAGAGGATTTTGATTAAGTGGACGATCGTAAATAGTCTTAAGTCCTAGTGCTTTTAATCTTTTGTTTGCGATCCATTCTACATATGCGTGTAATAGATTAGCATTAAGCCCAACAAGAGAACCTTGAGTAAACAAATAGTCTGCCCAACGTTTTTCTTCTTCTACACACTGTCGCCACATCTCATAAACTTCTTCTTCGCACTCTTTTGCAATCTTAACAAAGTCTGGATCGTCATCACCTTTCATCCAGTGCTTGATAATATGTGTTGATAAGTTTAAGTGTGTTGCTTCATCACGTGCAATCAAAGAAATAATCTTTGCTGAACCTTCCATAAGTTTAAGTTCACCGAACGCAAATGTACAAGCAAATGATACGTAGAAGCGTAGTCCTTCAAGGATGTTCACAGTCATCATTGCTTTGTATAATTGCTTCTTGACTTCATACATATTGCCTTTCTTATGATGGAACCAATTATCTGCAATCTCATTAAACTTGTCGTATTCTTTTGTTACACTTTCTGCTCTTGCAAGAATCTCTTTGTCCTCTAAGATAGTATCAAATACTTCTGATGGATTAGGATAAACATTTTTTACAATATGTGTATAGGAACGAGAGTGAATAGTTTCTTGGAAGTCCCAAGCAACAATACAACTTTCTAGTTCTGGATTAGAACAGTAAGGCAAGAAAGCCAAGCAAGGTCCACGTCCTTGAACACTGTCAAGCAGTGTTTGATATTTTAAGTTACTTGTGAAAATATGTTTTTGTTCTTCACGGAAGTCTTGATAATCTGCTCTATCCTTTTGAAGTGAAACTTCTTCCGGACGCCAGAAATAACCAAGCATAGTTTGATTAAGTTTGTCGTACTCAGGATAACGAAACACATCATATCGTTGTGTATTTCCATCTTCACCAAAGAACATAAATTCTTTAGTAAAGTCTACTTTATTCTTGTTGAAGACTGTTTTGCTCAATTTTTTCTCTCTCTTTCCTGTCATATACCATTAAATGTTGCAGGCCTCACATTCGTCACCGTCGTCCATAACTGTTATAGGAACTTCCATATGACTGCCGTTTGTATGCCCATTAGCACCGTTAATAGTAACACCGTTTGTTTGTGTGTCAACACCATTAGTTTCCAAAACAGTATCCTCTACTTCTTCTCCTTTAAAATCAAATGTATTTTGATAGTAGGAAGTTTTCCAACCCATCTTGTAAGTTGTCAACATATCTTTCATCATAACACTTAATGGAACTTCATTGTTCTCAAAGTGTTTTGGATTGTAACTCCAGTTACCACTAATTGCCTGATCAAAGAATTTCTGCATAGCGGCAACAACGTTGATATAACCTTCGTTGCTAGGCATATCCCATAACAACGTGTAAAAGTTCTTTAACCTGTTATACTCCGGAACAACCTGTTTAAGAGGCCCCTTCTTGGATTTCTTAATGGACAGGAATGCTCTAGGTGGCTCAATACCGTTTGTTGCGTTTGACACAACGGAACTGCTCTCCGATGGCATCTGTGCGGACAGTGTTGAGTGGCGTAAGCCGTACTGTTTAATGTCTTTCCTAAGATCGGCCCAATCATACTGTAGTTTCGCTTTAATAACATCATCGACATCTTTCTTGTACGTGTCGATAGGTAAAATACCATCTGCGTATTTAGTACGATCAAATGCTTTACAAGCACCACGTTCTTTAGCAAGTTCATTACTTGCAACAAGTAGATAGTATTGGAATGCTTCTGAAAGTTCGTGTACTAGTTTCCACGCTTCTTTATCTGCATAACTTACTTTGTTCTTTGCAAGATAGTGTGCAAGTCCGATATAACCAATACCAAGAGAACGTCTGGCTTTTGTGCTAACCTCTGCTGCTTTTACAGGATAACCTTGATAGTCAATAATTTCTTCTAATGCTCTTACTGCAAGATCACATAAGTTTTCTAGTTCTTCTAAATTAGTTAGAAGTCCTACATTAATTGCACTGAGAATACAAAGAGCAATTTCACCTTCCTCATCATCAATATGTTGAATAGGTTTAGTTGGCAATGTAATTTCTTGACATAGATTGCTCATAAAGATTGGATCTTTAAATGAACTGTGTGAGTTGCAGTGGTCAATATTCATAATATAGATGCGCCCTGTTTCAGCACGTTCTTTTAACAAGTCGCCGAACAGATCCATTGCTTTAATTTTCTTTTTACGAATTGAAGTCTTACGTTCTGCTGCTTCATATAGTTCTTTGAACTTGTCAGTGTCGCCGCTATAGAATGAATCAGTCAACTCTGGAACTTCGTGTGGCGAGAAAAGAGTTATGTCTTCACCAGCCAATAATCGTTCATAGAACACCTTGTTGATTTGAATTGAATAATCTAGTTTACGTACTCTATTATCTTCTGTACCTTTGTTGTTTTTAAGAACAAGAATATCTTCAATTTCTAAATGCCAAATAGGGAAGTGGGTAGTTGCACTACCACCACGTACACCATTCTGTGTACAACTTCTTACTGTGCTTTCATATACTTTAAGAAATGGGACAACACCTGTATGTGCTACTTCTCCACCTCGTATTTTTGAGTTGATTGCTCTGATACGTCCAGCGTTGATTCCAATTCCTGCCCTTTGAGCAATGTAGTAACCGATTGCACTATTACTGCTAAAGATACTAGGAAGAGTATCATCCACATCAACAAGAACACAACTGGCAAACTGACGAATAGGAGTACGCACTCCTGCCATAACAGGGGTTGGTATGTTGATTTTAAAAAGCGAGGTCGCGTCATAATATTTTTTCACGTATTGTAAACGTGTCTCCGTTGGATAGTTAGCAAATAATGTAGCAGCGATCATCATATACATATGTTGAGGCGTTTCAAAAATGTCGCCATTGCTTCTATCTTGACACAAATATTTATCAACCACCTGACGTAGACCAGCATAGGTAAACTCTTCGTTGCGATCGTGTTTGATCCAACTGTTAAGTTTTTTAAGTTCAGTACTACTGTACTTGTCTTTGATAGCAGGGTCATAAACACCACGATCAATGTTAGCATCAATTACTTCAGAGAGGGGAAGGTGTTGATACTTTCCGTAAACTTTTTTGTGTAAACTGTATAGTAAAAGTCTTGCCGCTGCAAATTGATAATTAGGTGCTTCTAATGATATAAGATCATTAGCACTCTTAATTAAAATATTTTGAATTTCATCTGTAGACATACCGTCGTAAAACTGTAAATCTGCGTTCATTTCAATCTGTGATGCACTAACGCCAGAAAGGCCCTTACAAGCCTCCTCGACTACAAAATGCATTTTGTCTAAGTCTAGTTTTTCCTTTGAGCCGGAACGCTTTGTAATATAAATCTCTTTGGTCATCGCCTCTCTGTCCTATGTTTATGATGTACAGGTATTTAGTTACTCTCACTGATACTCCTATCATAATAGGAGAAGTGAAAATTTCTACAACCTGTAGTTACTCACGGTTTCTATTGTTTATAAGCATACACTAAATGTGCATATAGAGCAAGATATTTTTTTAAAAAAAATACCTTTTTAAACACCGTATTCTATGTCGTAGGAAATATTTCCTAGTGCACCTGTCGCGATTGGATTCTTGTAGAATAGCACTACAGTATCAATGCCACTGTCGGTATCGTTATCTCTAAGTTCTGCTTTAAATTCAAAACCAGTCATAATTTTACCGCCCTGTGATGTCAAAGAAATATCTGAAAAGTCATAGTTATCAGTAAGTGATATTGTAGACATATCGTCTCCAACTACTAATCTTAGTTTACCAATTCTAGTATGACTTCCTAAACGCAGTGTATAGTTGACAGTGATATAATTATTAGATGCTGCAAAAACTGAGATCGGACGGAAACTATCTGTTAAGTAGATCTCACCACTGTTTCTGTTTACTAATGTTGTCTTGTCACTATTAGATACTTCTACAATTGAATTTGTAGTTTCATCTGATATTACACCTGCATTCTGTTGTCTATTACTTGTACAGTCAAGAACGATGTTGTCTTGGTACTCTCCGAATGTAACTACAGGAGTTAATGGCGAACTAGATGTATTAGTACCATTACCACAATCTGTAAATGAACAACGTTGGATTTTTGTTCCATACCCGTTTGTGCTATAAAATACTTGAGTTGCTAGTTCGTTAAACTCTGAGTCATTAATGGTCCAATTATTAGTCTGTCCTGTTACACCTTCGATATACAATCCAGTATCACCTACATCAAACTTGCAATTATTAAGATCAACTTTAGTTGAA